TATATGGGAATAATAGAAAGGATAATTTATGAAGAAATACACAGTAATTCAAACTTATACAGCCCAAGACATTTACAAAAATGTTTTTGCAGAATCAAAACAAGACGCTATTTATAAAATTGCAGATTTACAAGTTGACGAGCAAAACCATGAAGATACTGAAACAATAGTCGAGGAAGTAAAATGAAGAAATTAGAATTTATCAAATCTAAAAAGTTATTAAATATTGATAATAACGCCAAAACTGTAAAAGGCCAAAAATATGGATATTTAACAGCTATTCTCTATCTTGCTCCTAGCACTGAAAGTGGATTTAATGTTTGTCCTCAAGCTTCAAAAGGTTGTAAAAAAGCGTGCTTATACACAGCCGGTCATGGTTCTTTTAATAGTGTTAAGCAAGGAAGAATAAATAAAACGAGGTGGTATATTCAAGAAAGAGAAACATTTTTAGATCAAATACGAAAAGAAATTAAATCATTTATAGCAAAAGCTGAAAATAGAAATTTAATACCTTGTATTCGTTTAAATGGTACTTCTGATATATCATGGGAAAATACAGGATTAATGGAAGAATTTAAAAATATTACTTTTTACGATTATTCAAAAATCTATAAAAGGGCTTTGTCTTATGTTAATGGGAAATTGCCTAGTAATTATCATATTACATATTCATTAAATGAAGATAATAAAAAAGAGGCATTT